ACCAAGCTCTGCCGGTGACTGCCGACGCAACGACCACGCCCGGCACGTGCACATTGACCTCTTTGTTCAAGAGCGTCAACGGCAATGAGATCAGCGTCTCATTGAACTACTACGGAGCCATCGGATCGCAGATGACACCGATCGGTCTCGGGATCACCCTGCCAGCTACTGGCCTCTTGACTGGAGGCGTCGGCACGCCAGACTTTGCCACGGCCATCTCGAACATCCAGAAGGAGGCCTATGAGTATGTGGCGCTGCCGTATTCCGACAGCAACAGCATGTTCGAGTGGGACCAGGAGTATGGCTTCACCGACACTGGGAGGTGGGGATGGCAGCGCCAGCAGTTCGGCCACGTCTTCACGGCCAAGCGAGGGACCTACGCCAATCTGATCGCCTACGGAGACACGATGAACAGCGGCGTCGAGAGCGTCATGTCGTTTGAACAGACGACGGTCTCTCCGATGTTCGAGGTGGCTGCGGCCTACACCGCCAAGTCGCAGCGAGCTCTGATCAACGATCCGGCGAGACCGCTCCAGACTCTCTCGCTGAACCAGATCAAGGCCTGCCCGCTCACGGATCGGTTTGACTTTGTGGAGCTGAATAGCCTCGCTTCCAACGGCTTGGCGATCCAGGAGGTCGGATCAGACGGCCAGCCGATGATCCTCAGGGAGCAAACCACTTACCAGCTCAACCTCTACGGCATGGGCGACGATGCGTACGAGTTGGTCACAACTCTCGCTACTCTAGCGAAGTTGTTGCGCAACCAGAAGTATGCGATCACCAGCAAATTCCCGCGCCACAAGTTGGCCGACGACGGGACCAAGTTCGGACCCGGCCAGGCCATCGTGACGCCCGGCATCATCAAGGCCGAGCTCGTCAACGAGTATCAGATGGACATGTGGAATGGATTGGTGGAGAACCTGAAGCAGTTCAAGGCCCACTTGATCGTAGAGCGCGACCCGAATGACCCGAACCGCGTCAACGTGCTCTACCCGCCCGACCTGATCAACCAGCTGCGCATCTTCGCCGTGCTGGCTCAGTTTCGGCTCCAGTACGATCGCGGCATCGACACGCAGATCATCGGACCGACGACTGGTCCGTACCAGGCTTCTTCGGGCGCTTAAGCAATCCATCAACTTCTTAGAGAGGAGACAGAACCATGGCACAGCGGTTCGCTGGCATCGCATTCCTAACCGTGGACGGCACCCAGTTGTCGCTCCGCGGCAACTTCACCGTAAGTCCAAGTTCCGTTGAGCGCACCATGATCGCAGGTCAAGACGGCGTTCACGGCTACCAAGAGCTGCCGCGCGTGCCTTACATCGAGGGCGATCTGTCCACCGTGCCAGGCCTGCTCCTCGAGGACCTCGAGGCGGAGACCGACGTCACTGTCGTGGCTCAACTCGCCAACGGAATGCAGTACACGCTCACCGGCGGGACGTGCAAGGCCGGTTTCGAGGAGAACACTCGGGACGGCCAGGTCCGGGTCCGCTGGGAGGGTCTGGCCTGCCAGGAAATCTCGATCGCATGAGGTGAGACATGACCAACGTTATTCCTCCGACCGCGAGAGGCGGCAACGGTCAAAGGAGGGAGGGCTTCGTGGCTCCTCCCGAGCCTGAGCTGCCATTGATGGCTGACTCGCCGCCTTCCAACACTCCGCCTCAACAGCCATTGCCGTCTCAGATGAGATCGGAACCCCCGACTATAGAGCAGCCGCTCAGCGAGGCGGACAAGCTTCGAAAGGAATTGGCTGCGAACTCAGAGGCGTGGCCGATCACCGTCCAGCTGCTCTATCGAAACATCAAGAACGATCGAGGCGAGGAGATCAACTGCCTCACGTTCAGAGAGCCTCGCGCCGCCGAGATTAATCGCATCGGCAATCCCACGCGGATGCTGTGGGACGGAGAGATCATCATCGAAGAGCGGAAAATGACGTACATCATGGGTGCGCTCTGTGGCGTCCTGCCGCCGCTGCTCGAGGCGATGGACCCTCGAGACTGGAACAGCTGCGCCCTGAGACTTCGCAAATTTTTTTTACCCGATCTGCGGGCGTGGTGACCACTTCCATCGATGACGGAATGATCCTCGACTGCTATCGACTCGCCAGCTACTATCACCTCGATCCTCGCATCTTTCTCGATATGACCATCAGCGAGGTGAGGCTCCATCTTTCTAGAACTGCTCAGCTCGAGAGATCGCGGGCCAGGGACCAGGATGGCTAACACTCCCACCCAGCTCCAAGAGCTTCAGCTTCGCGTCGCATTGAACGACGAGGCCACGGCTGGCTTGAAGAAATTTCGCGAGGAGCTCGGTGGGCTTACCGATGAGCTCGGCAAGGAGGCCGCGGGCAAGCTCAAGGAGGAGATGAAGGAATTAGGGGATCAAATCAAGGAGCTCGCTGAATTATCTAAGGGCGGCGGCGACGCTCTGGTCAAGTACATCGGAAAGTTTGGTGCAGCTGGTGCCGCGATGGGCGGCTTCACCGCCGCCATCGTCATTGGCCTGGAGAGCTTGAAGGAATTTTCCACCAAGTGGAGCGATCTGGCCACGAAGGCTCAAGTCATCGGTGTCGATCCCGCCACCATGAAGACCATCATCGAGCAGTACGAACGTGCTGGCGTTTCCGCAGATGTGACCCAGAAGAGCATAGCCGGCTTTGCCGATGCTCTAGCTGACTTGGGCAAGGTCGGCAGCGAGAAGCGAATGGAGATGATCCGGGAGGCCGGCGCCTTCGGCGAGGCGATGGACCAGAACATCGCCAAGATACTGTCTCAAGGTTCTTTCGAGAAGAAGATGCAGGAGGCCGTCGTCGTCTCCTGGAATGTGTACGATCAGAAGTTGAAGGAGACGGGTGACAAGGTCAAGGCGGCCGCAGCCCAGAGGAAGTTCCTCGAGCTGGTGAACCTCGATCCGTCCTTGAAGTTGCTAAAAAACCTCGAGGAGGCTTCCGAAGAGGAGAAGAAGGCGACAGCCGAGCGGATCAAGCGAGCTCAAGAGTTTCAAAATCAGATCGTCACACTGGGTCAGGAGTGGGAGAAGTTTACCGACTCCATGCTGGCCAGCGCTCTGGCCCCAGACGGCGTTATCGTGAAGGGCTTGACCCAGATGGTCGCCCTGGTCAAGGAGATGCACGAGATCTGGCTCTCGACTTGGGCCTCGCCGGAAGTCAAGAAGAACATCGAGGATGCGATCCATCCTAAGAAGGACGAGAAAGAACCAAAGCCCCAGGAGCCAAAGCCCCAGGAGCCAAAGCCAGAGACCGGCGAGCAGCCTCAGGCTGCTCCAACTCCTCCGGTCCAGGCTCCTGCTCCGACCTCGACTGCGCCAGCCAAGCAGTCGTGGGGAGATTGGTTCCACCACCGCATGGAAAAGCTCTCTGGTCCGGAAAGCAGCCCGCTGGGCCTGCTGTCCGAGAGCGATAAAGCCAATGCGACTGCAGCTGACGGTAAGGACTTCTTTTCGACTCCAGGTTTCTCCAAGGACTGGAGCTGGATGAGGAAGTCGGAAGACATCGAGGATCGTCGCGATCTCGACGAGAGCATGAGTCAAGGTGAAGATTACATCAAGACCATCGATGAAAATACGGTCCAAGTCAAGAAGATGAACGAGAACTTCAAGCTGCTCGACCAGGGCCAGGTCGAGCTCAAGGGACTCGGAGGTCTCCCAGGTTTCGAGGAGGGTGGTGGTGGCGGAGGGAGATATGGCGGAGGCGGAGCCACCGGTGGCTGGACCGAAGCTCCGAATGGAAGCTCGGTCGGTCCAGGCTCAGGAAGCGGAGCCAACGAGAGCAAGCCGTCCGAGACTGGCGGTGGCACTCCCGCCGGAAAGGACGACAGCTCCGCTCCCACGGTGGCCAGCGGCGCCGGTACCGACGAGATAGGTCCCAAGGCCGCTCTCGCGATCGCCAGGCAACATTTGAACGAAGATGAGATACGCGACGAGGGCAAGCTCTCAGCCTTCTTTGCCACGAAGGGCATCAAGATCAGTCCGAGAACTACGGCGTGGTGCGCGGCGTTCGTGAACACCACTCTCGGGCAAGCCGGCGTGAAGGGGACCGGGTCGCTGGCGGCCGCCTCGTTCTACAAGTACGGCAGTGCCGTCAAAGACGGGGCTCAAGCTGGTGACATAGCCGTCTGGCCACACCACGTGGCGATGTTGACCGGAGAGACCAGGACTGGGCCGGGAGGTCAGCAGCAATTCCAGGTCATCGGTGGAAACCAGGGCGGCACCGTCTCTGGACAAGGCGGGGTGACGTACAGCTGGAGGAATTACTCTGGAGCCACCTTCAGGAGACCCGACTGGGATGAGGCGAAGGGCCAAGCGAAGAGCCAAGATGACAGAGCGGCCGTAGACGCTTCTGACGCAAAGCAGGTCAGAACGGTAAAGGTAGACGTCAGTGGAAAGTTGACCGCCGACGTGAATGCGCCTCGAGGCTCCGACGTGAAGGTCGAGGGCGACGGGGCGTTCAAGAAGACCGAGACTAACAGAACGATGCCGATGGAAAATGCCAACTGAGGTCGAAGAGCTACGCCTCGTCATAACGCTGACCGACAACGCATCGGGCGGCGTGGTCGCGTTGAAGCAACATTGGAAGGAAGTCACAGGCGGGGAGACCGCAAGCCACGTCGAGAGCTTCAAGCGCAAGCACGATGAGATGGCCAAGCAGATAAAGGAGATGACCGAGCTCGTCCTTGGCGGCGAGAAGGCCATGCTCGGCTTCGTCGGAAAATTCGGCTTGGCCGGCGCGGCCATCGCCGGGGTAACCGAGGTCTTGCTCGAGGGCGTCAAGGGCTTGACTGAATTTTCGAACAAGATAACAGACCTTAATCTCAAGGCTCAGGCGATGGGCGTTCACCCGGCCGTCTTGAAGAACATAGAGGAGCAACTCGCCAGGATCGGCGTCTCCGCCGAGAAGGCGGACGAGACGGTTCAGAGGTTCAATGACGCATACGTGAAGATGAGCCGAGCTGGAAGTCAGGAGCGACTCGAGCTGCTCAATAAGGCCGGTGCCCACAGAGAGCAGATGGACGCTTCCATCAACAGCGTCTTGAAGCAGAAGTCCGAGGAGGCCAAAATCTCCGAGGCGATGGCTCAGGGAGAGGTCGTCTATCAGAACGAGCTCGATGAGACCAACAAGGACACCGTTAAAGCCGCTGCTCTGCGAAATGAGTTCTTGGCCAAGTGGGGCATCGGCCCTGAGTTTGCCGCAGTCAAGCGACTCGAGGAGACCACTGAGAAGGAGAAGCAGGCCTGGGACCAGAGAGACGCGGCGACCAAGAAATTTCGAGAAGAGATCGTCACGCTCCATCAGGAGTGGGAGAAGTTTATGGACGACGTCAAGACTTCGTTCTTGGCTTCTGACGGTCTGGTCGTCACTGGCTTGAAAGAGATACTCGATCTGATAAAATTGATCCACGAGTGGTGGAACAAGCCAAAGGTGAAGGAGGTCGCTCAGAGCTCGTTCGACGTCCAGAGCTACATGATCCCAGGCGTCAACACGATCAAGTTTTGGAAGTGGGTAACCGACCTGTATCACTCCGCGCAAGCCTCCGACGCTTCTGCGGCAGCGGCTAAGGAGCAGGCTTCCGATGCTGCGGCGGTGGCTAAGGAGCATCCCGAGAGCCAAGTCACTCCGCCGCAAGGTTTGTTGACCCCGCCTCAACAACCATTGTCATCTAAACCAGGCTTGGCAGATCAGCTCGGGCTGGGAAGCCTTCCCGACGTCAAGGGCAGTGCGAACGATAACGCAGCCAAGACTCAACCTCTGCTCTCTCAGATGGGCGAGAGTGCAGACGAGCGGCAGAAGCAGCTGAAGGAGAACACTGGAGAGCTGAAGAAGCTCAACGATTACTTCACCAAGCAGCAGCTGGAGGCCGAGGCCGCAGCGGCCGGTGGTGGCGGGGCCGCAGCAGGAGGAGGCGGAGGCCCAGCAGGCCCAGGTCCAAGCACAGGTCCAAGCGGTCCAAGCACAGGTCCAGGTCCAAGCACAGGTCCAAGCGGTCCAAGCACAGGTCCAAGCACAGGTCCAGGTCCTGCTGCGCCAGGAGGCGGCGCCGCTCCATATGCGGGGACGCCAGCTCAGAAGGAAGCTGAGAAGACATTTGGTCTCACCACTCCTGGCTTCCCCGAAGGCGTTCCATCGAGAGGCGTGATCGGCGCCGACAAGATGGACGCATTCACGCGAGGCGCACCCGCACGAGGTGTGCTCGGGTCTCAGTCTGGGGCTGCGGTTCAATCGGCAGCGGCAAACGCAGCCGGCAGCGACACCGGTGGTGCGATCAGTGGCGAGGGTGCGTCAGCGTTCTTAGCCAGAAAGCGTGCAGTATTTGGCGAGGAATTAAAGGACCCAGAAACTCGCAAGTTGTTGGGCGCAGTAGTTAGTTCGGAGAACCCAGGAGCCGGTCCGGCCGTCGTAGAAAGCTTATTTAATCGGACTGAACTTATAAATAGCCAAAGGGCCAAGCGAGGCCTGAAGCCGCTCACGCTCAAGCAGATGATGGGCACCTACGGCCACAGCTTTTATGGTCCGATCAAGCACGGGTACATCGGCGAACATCTTCAGAAGATGAACGATCCGAAGTACGCCGCGGAGATGAATAAGCGGATCGATCAAGCTCTCGCGGGCAGCAACACCATCAGGAGCTACACCGATCAAGGCAGCAAGGGCGATCCGAACTATGAGGCCGGAGGCATCGGAGTCAACATCAACAGAGAGCGCTTCAACGATTATGGCTATCCTGGTGCTACTGAGTGGCGGGTTCAACGAGAACAAGAAATTGCAGCGGCGGACTCCAAGATAAAGGCGAATGCCGACTCAAAAGTCGTCAAGGCGGCCGATGACGCAAAGATCGCTGCAGATAGAAGTGTGATAGACAAGAAATCCATCAAGGTCGTCAAGGTCGACGCGACCGGCAAAGTGAATGTCAACATCGGTGGAGGGGACGATGCGACCCTTGGCAGCAGCAAGGGTTTGTTCAAGCCCACCGAGCCGGAGCGGAGGACTCAGATGGAAGCCGCCAATGTCGGGCCGAAGCAGAAGGTCGCCAATGACGACAGAGCGACGGGACTAGCGGCGGGCAACTGACATGGCAGACATCATGCAGATGAACCCGCAGCGCCCATTCCGCAGGGATTGGGTGCCGGTGTCATTCAGAGGCGCGCCGTTCTTCGCAGAGGCCACCAGTAGGGACAACGGTCGGCGGATCATCACTCACGAGTTTCCGAAGAAAGACGTACCGTACTCGGAGGACATGGGCAGGCGGGCGAAGACGTTCTCCATTCGTGGATATTGCATCACCTATCCGATTACGTTGGACGGCGACAAGGGCAATTTGTTCAACATGGACTATCGGATAGTTCGGAACAATTTGCTGACGGCTCTCGAGGCCCAGGGCCCAGGCACATTGATCATGTCCTCCGTTCCTGGAGACAACGGTACGGCAGCCAACGTGGTCGTCACTCGCTACAGGTTGACGGAG